GAAATCAATAACCACGGTGTGTGGTACATCTCAGACAGGCACTAATTATGAACGGAGCAATCAGCAAACAACCAATGTATATTAAAGGCGAAATCGCCTTAATTGCACGTTACAACAAATTTGATGAAGTTGTAGAAATTGGAGACATCAACGAACCTCAAGAAGGTTGGATAGACTACGACCCTACACAAGGTGCGAGCAGTGACGAATTAACCGAAATCTGCAACAGTCTTTATGATAGATGTTTATTAGCGGAATTGGGGATTGAAGGGTTTACACCTGCCGACCAACAACACTTAATAAAGTCTTAATATTTGGGGGTTGCAATATACCCCCTTATCCTTTATAATTAAGGTATAACAACCCCTTAAGATTATGTCAACATTAAATCACGAATCAATATTAGAAACTTGCATTGAAACAGCAATTGAGGAGTTTTGCACCTCAAACAAACTAACCCCTGAAATGTTCGCAGAAATCGAACAGCACGAAGGAGTTCAGATAGCACTTGAAAAAAAGGCATTGCAAATCTTTGAGGGTATGCTACAATAAGCATATCCTAAAACATTCATTTTTCACCCCCTAAAAACATGACACTTTCAGAAACAACCTCATTCAATGATCAGGAGCATGCAGAGGAATTGATCAACGAACTGATCGAAGACGGGCATGACAAAGACGAAATGCAAGAGTTTATAGAGACTCACGGACATAAAGACTTTGTTCTTTATTATGAAGACTACACCCGCATGGTTGAAGAGTATGATCAAGAGACAGTCGACTCCTTTATTGAAGTATTTGATCTCATGGACGTTGAACACCTACAAGACGCATACATGGGACATTATAGGACAGGGGCAGAATTTGCGGAGTCATTTGTTGCTGATACTGGTTATATCCAAACCGATCTGCCATATTGGATCGCTATCGACTGGGAGGAAACATGGGAGAATTTAAGTTATGATTACACGGAGTCAAACGGATATATCTTTTCTAACAATTGGTAACGATTTCCTGACAGGGGGTTTTATTCCCCCTTTTATCCTTTATAATAAAGGTATACAAGTTATTAACCCCTTATGACTACTAAAACTCAAAGACTAATCAACCGCATAGAACAGAAAGAAAGTTTTTATGACATTGCTTTCCTAAGTGAAGATTTTGAAGCATTCATTGACGAAATCAGCGAATGGGGTGTTGACCACATCGGAGGAGTTGACTTTGATGACCCCGAAGTTAACAGAGGAATGATGAACGCATTCTTTGCTTCATTCGGTTGCACTCCAAGCAATCCACACCCTTGCAGCAAATACGCAAGGTAAACAATTGTTACAGAGGGTGGATATCTTTCCCCCTTCTGTTATTATATTAATAGTTAAGCATTTCCCCTAATGACACAAACAATTCAATCAAAACTCAATCTTTCAGACATCAAAGAAAGTTACAACGGATGGGCAGACTGGACAACTTGGAACGTTGCCCTTTGGATAAACAACGATCAGGGATTTTACAGCATTGCGAAAGAGTGCAAAACCTACACTGAATTTCTTTATGAAATGCAAGCAATGATCGGGTCATTCTTCACACCAGACGGAGCAGACTGGGGCGAAGCAAATCTAACAGAGATGCAAGAACTCTTTGACGAACTTAATAATTAATTCACATTTGGGGGTAGACAAAACCCCCATTCGTGGTTTATAATTAAGGTAACAAATAAATTATTTCCCCTTTTATTATGACATTTACAACTATCGCTTATAACCAACAAGGTCAGGCAGTCGAACACGAAACACAAACAGACAGTTGGACAGCAACTGAAACCTGTTTAGATTTTTCTATGCTTTACGGATACGCTGAGACCTTAGACCTATGGGGTCGCCACTGTGGAGACTATGGCGACAGACCACACGCACTCGGTCAGAGGGTCTACTAATCCTCTTCGTACGTGAGGACCAGTGGTGGGGGCGGTTGCCCCCCTTATATAAAATCGCAAGGTACCATTAAGCTATAAACGACCCAATCCGACCTCTCTATGGAAAAACGGTATTGATTTACACAGGGGGCACAGATTTTTTTCCGTGTGTAAAAATGCCGACACAGGATTTGCTTAAAGTACGTAGGTACTATATACTGAAAAAGAAATGAAAAACATAATCTTCATGAAGAAGTACACTGATTCTAAAGTGCCCATCGAAATTGATCCGAGTGCCAATCAATACAAGATAACAATTCCAGAATGGGTAGTCAATGAGTTTGACTGGTATGAAGATACAGAGTTAATATGGGTAGTAGATGACCAAGGAATTCACATACAAGAGGTAGTAGAATAATGAAGACTTACCACATTTATTTTAACGGTCAGTGTTTATTCAAGAATTTAAATGAAAGCGAGTTTGATATAATTTGGAGTAAGATATATTCTTCATACTATGGAGAGCAGATAACATTTGAAATGATTACGGATACCCCTAAAGATTACGTATCAACACTGGAAGAAAGTTCTTATTGACATCTTATAGATAATCGTGTATGATATAAGTGTAATTACAATACATTATGGCGAAAGGATTTACAGTCAAAGCAAAGTCCCCTGTAGCAAAAAAAGCACCTGAGTGGGACTATAATTTAGCAAGACAGTTGATAAGAGGAAAGACAATTGTTTTTTGTTTACCAGGTCGAGGAGTTTCATATAATTTTCTCAAGTCGTTTGTTTCATTATCATTCGATTTAGTACAGTCAGGAGCAGCAATACAGATATCACAGGATTATTCATCAATGGTAAACTTTGCCAGATGCAAATGTCTTGGTGCGAATGTCTTAAGAGGACCAAATCAGTTACCTTGGGATGGTAAACTCAATTATGATTATCAGCTCTGGATTGACTCAGATATTGTATTCAATACTGAGAAGTTCTATCAGTTAGTTCTGAATGCAATTCCCGCAGAAGCTATTTCAAAGGAAGAAGTGAAGCAGACCGTGAAGAATGAAAAGGGAGAGGATGTAGAGCAGACAGGGTTTAAACTCAACGTTGATCCAGAAAAGGAAAGAGAAATCGTTGCAGGTTGGTACTGTACTGAGGATGGGAAAACTACTTCCGTTGCTCACTGGTTAGATGAAGATGATTTCAGAGGAAATGGTGGAGTGATGAACCACGAAACAATAGATAGTATTACAAAGAGAAAAAAATCTTTCACTGTAGACTATACAGGTTTCGGTTGGTTACTGATTAAGAAAGGTGTATTTGAGAGTGAAGGACTTCCTTATCCTTGGTTTGCTCCAAAGATGCAGGTATTTGAATCAGGAGAGGTTCAAGATATGTGCGGTGAGGATGTCTCATTCTGTCTTGATGCAAAGGAAGCAGGTTTTGAAATCTGGTGCGACCCACGTATTCGTGTAGGTCATGAAAAGACAAGGATAATTTAATGTGGGGTATATTATACATTGTAATATTAGTTTCAATATTCACATACTTAGGATATTCAAATGGCAAGGTATAACATTCTACGACAAGGTAAAGTAATCTTCTGGAACGTCTCGGAGACTGAACTCTTTGATCGTCTCGAAGATTATGCAGTAGAGCAATATGTAACTGGTGTGAAGATACAAGATCAATTTACTTATGAACCAATTAAGGAGGAACATTAAATGGCAAGAAAAGCAGGACTATTAGGATCGAGTTATGATACGGAAACGAAACCGAAGAAGTCTCGTCAAGGAAGAGGGAAGCATTCTAAATATTCAGCGACCTCTCGTAACTCGGCTCGTAAGAGATACCGTGGACAAGGATAATGAAACTAAAAAGAATCGATGAGTATGGAAAACGTGGACAACTACCTGTCGATATGTCAGATGAGTTTTATAATAATGGAAATGAGCACTGCCGATATCTAATTACGGACTATCGGGCGAGTCGTCTTAAGAAAGAATAATGTATTGTCGAATTCGATTGAAGGATACTAACTATCAAGAATATGAGAACTATCGTATACTTGGTAGTTCTTCTTTTGAGAACTGTCTTGAAATCTATCGCCAATATGTAACTTATAAAAAGTTTGATGATGTTGTGCCAATCTTTCGTGAGGAGTTTGAATTACCTCATTCGGATATCATTGGTTACTATGATGGTAATGAATTAGCAGCATTTACTCTTGCTTATAAGTTTAAGAGTGTAAACAGTGTATGGGCAGATCAGTTTGCTTGGGACTATAAGAACAAGAAACTGAGTCTCGGTCACGTTGCAAACAAAAGTGAGTGTGCATTATATAAAAGATTAGGGTATGATTACTACTATTTGGGAGAAGATGCAGATTATAAAGCGAAACTTGATGGATATGAAATTTCTAACTTCTTTGAGACATGTCAAAACTAATTGCAAACCTACCTACGAAGAAGGTATGGGTGAGAAAAGAATACTTAACTGACTTTCAATCGGGTCATGGTGAATTTATAGAGGGTATATGGGTATGTGCCAAGTCAATACAAGGTCGTGCATTCTATTTTGAGACTTATTTACCCGAATATGGGGCGATGTATGATAAATTACCCATATCCGCTTTTCTCTCGTCACCAAAAACACCAGATCCAGACATGGATTTAGTGAATTTACAGTTTTGGAACTGTATGGACTATGATTTTACTGTAGTAGTCAAGCAATTTGTCGCTCCGATGGAGTGGGAATGTCGTACAAGACACTTTGGAAACCAAAAAGGGCAGTATATTTGTACTTTGGACAACTATCATGGTGATTTTGATCAGATTGATGCATCAACAAGTGAACTACCTGATGAACATAAGTCATTTAACCTTATCGAATTGAGAAATGGACAGTATTGTCTCTACCCTAACAACAGATGTCGCATATATGACACCTCAATGACTCCTGATCCAGTCAAAACACCTGACTTTAAGGTATCAACACGTATCTTTGAAGTTGAAAATGATGTCAACTGGGGTCGATTAGGTGATTGTGATGATTATTTTTGGACTACACCCGATGAACGAGAAGAAGTATAACTATATTTTACGTTGGATACAACAATTATCAGTAAAAAGACCAGAATTGGGCAATTTAAGCATTTGTCCCTTTGCAGAAAACTCTAATTTTAGTATTCAAGAGCATAAATTACACGGAATTGTACCAGATCCTAAATTTGAAGTCATAATTTACATTGTAGATGATAATCTTGAAGCACAAACTCTGTATGATGCAGTTAATGACTACAATCAAAACAATCCCGACTATAAATTTATTGCAGATTACGGAAAAACTAAGACATACATACAGGGAGTTGAAACAGGTAACGGAAAATACAATCTTATCTTTGTAAATAAACGAAAAGAAATATTTGATGCAAGAAAAAAACTTGCAAAAACCAATTATTACGATTATTGGGATGAAAATTATCTACAAGAAGTTCTGGAAGAAGATTATAATCGACTTTTTAATAAAAAACGTCAGTGATTGAGTATAAATAAATCTAAAAGCATCGTTAATGGCAATTCAACGTAGATCAAGAGCATTTAAGGATATAAGTCTGTCTTTTTCACCACATCCAGTGACAAAAGATCTTCCTGTGCTACTTAATGAACGTGCAATTACCAGATCAGTGAGAAATTTAGTCGAAACTATACCTACTGAGAGGTTTTTTAACTCTTTACTTGGTACTGACATCAGAAGTTCTCTATTTGAGAACTTTCATGCATCAACTGTTACTATTATAGAAGACCAAATTCGTGAATCTATACGAAATTTTGAACCGAGAGTGGGTGAAATCGGTATTGAGATCGAAGCAAGACCAGATTTAAACGAATTTGAAGTAAAAGTGATATTTGATATCGTAGGTCTTGAAGTTCCGACTCAATCATTCACTTTCCTTTTAGAACCAACGAGATAATATGCCCTTTACTCAATTTACAAACCTAGACTTTGAAGATATCAAAGTACAGATCAAGGATTTTTTACGATCAAACTCAAATTTTACTGATTTTGACTTTGAGGGTTCTAACTTTTCAGTTTTAATTGATACTTTAGCGTATAACACATATATTAATGCATTTAATGCTAATTTAGTTGCGAATGAATCATTTTTAGACTCTGCTACTATTCGTGAGAACGTTGTTTCACTTGCAAGAAACATAGGTTACATACCACGCTCCAGAACCGCTGCAACTGCTACAATTAAGTTAAATGATGTAGACTTAGGTACAACAACTGATGCCACTCCTAAGTCATTAAAGCTACGTTCAGGGTTAGTTTGTATTGGTAATGTAGAAAATACAACTTATAGATTTTCATTACCTGAAGAAGTTACATCTACAAGAGTAAGAGATATAGATGGGACTTCATTTGCCCAATTTGATAATGATATTACAGTTTATGAGGGAACTTACCTTCAGAGAGTATATCGTGTAGATACCACTGTTGACCAGAGATATATTATTGATAGTCCAGGTATCGACAGTTCAACTTTAAGAGTTTATGTCGCATCAGTGAGTGATTCGACAATCGGTAGAAAGTATAGTCAGGTAGATAATATTTTAACTTTAGATAAAACTTCTGAAATTTACCTAACACAAGAAGTTCAGGATGAAAAATACGAAATATTATTTGGAGATGGTTTTTTTGGTAAAAAATTAGAAAATAATCAAATAATCACTGCAACTTATATTGTAACTGATGGATTAGATGGAAATGGTCCTTCTGAGTTTAGTTTTCAAGGAACATTCTCTAAGGATGATGGATCTTTCTTTACACCATCTGACAATGTTGACATTACTACTGTAAGAAACGCTTCTAATGGTGCAGAAGTTGAAGATGTGTCGTCTATTAAGTATTTGGCACCAAGACTTTATTCTGCACAGTATAGAGCAGTTACACCAAGAGATTATGAGGCAATAATTCAAACAATTTTCCCACAAACAGAGTCAGTTGCAGTTATAGGTGGAGAGGAACTTGACCCACCACAATTTGGTAAAGTTCAAATAAGCATCAAACCTAAAAATGGTACATTTGTATCAGATTTTGATAAGTCACAAATTAAAAGTAAATTAAAGAGTTATTCTATTGCAGGTATCAATTCTGAAATAGTAGACTTGAAAATATTATATGTTGAACTTGATTCAACAGTATACTATGATCCTTCTGCAATTGCTTCTAGTAATAATCTAAGAAGTGATATTATATCAGCATTAAATTTATATTCTGAAAATGTAGAAATGAACAAATTTGGTGGTAGATTTAAATATAGTAAAATTAATCAACTTATTGACCGTGTTGATAATGGTATTACTTCTAATATCACTAAAGTTATTATCAGAAGAGATTTGAAGGCATTATTAAATCAATTTGCTCAGTATGAACTTTGTTTTGGCAACCGCTTTAATATTAATCCTGCAGGGTATAATATAAAGAGTACTGGATTTAGTGTATCTGGAAGTTCAAATATTGCATACTTGACAGATGTGCCAAATAAAGATGCTGCTGGTAATTTAGACGGAAGCATGAAAGGCACTATTAGTATTGTAAGTAAAAATAATAAAAATCAACAGGTTGTTTTAGTTAAAGATGCTGGTGGTGTTGATTATAAGAAAGGTGAGGTGATACTTAATACTATTAATATATCATCAACAGTTGCTCAAAACAATATCATAGAAGTTCAAGCATACCCTGAGTCTAACGATGTAATAGGTCTTAAGGATTTATTTGTCAGTTTTAACGTATCGAATAGTACCATAAATACGGTTAAAGATGTAATTGCATCGGGAGAAGATGTTTCAGGTGTTGTGTTCACAAGAGACTACTTTACCTCAAGTTACTCAAATGGAGTCCTAGAGAGGAAATAATTTATGTCACAATTTGACAAAAGAATAAATGTCAATACAATTATTGAAAATCAGTTACCAGAGTTTATACTGTCTGATTTTCCTAATGCTACAGAATTTTTCAAACAATATTATATTTCTCAAGAATTTCAAGGAGGTCCAAGTGATCTTATAAACAATTTTGATCAATATTTAAGAGTTGATAATCTTGTACCAGAAGTTGTTGTTGGTCTTACAAGTATCTCTTCAGCAATATCTACATCAGATACAACTATTAATGTTCCAAGTACAAAAGGATTTCCGAGTGAGTATGGATTATTAAAGATAGATGATGAGATAATTTCATATACTGGTATTACCTCAACATCTTTTACAGGTTGTATTCGTGGATTTAGTGGAATAACTGGATATAATGTTGGAGTTTCTTCATCCCTGCTTGAAATCAATCAAGAAAAATTAAAATTTGAAGATACATTAGCAGCATCACATACTTCTGGATCATCTCTAACCAATCTTTCTGTATTATTCGTGCAAGAATTTTACAAAAAGATGAAGAAGACCTTTTTACCTGGTCTTGAAAATAATGATTTTACTGAAGATTTAGACGTTGGTAATTTTGTAAAGTTTGCTCGTTCTTTCTATCAATCAAAAGGTATAGAAGAATCAATTAGAATATTATTCAAAGTATTATATGGTGTTGAGTCAACAATATTAGATTTAGAAAATAATTTAATCAAACCCTCAAGTTCTGAATTTATTCGTAGAGAAGTTATAGTAGCAGATGTAATTGGAAGTGGTGAACCACAAAATCTTGTAGGACAAACAATATTTAAATCAGATGATTTGAATACTAGCGGATCAGTATCAGGGGTAGAACCTTTTAGTCGTGGTGGTAAAACATATTACAAATTATCTTTATTTGTTGGATATAACGATAGAGATTTAATCGAAGGTGTCTTTTCTATACCAGGTAATACAAAAACGCTTACTAATTCACAAACAGGTGCATCAGTAATCACAGTTGACTCAACTGTAGGATTTGGAACAACAGGAACTATTGTAAGTGGTACAAATACAATAGATTATACATCTAAATCAATAAATCAGTTCTTTGGATGTAGTGGTGTTAACATTGGCATAAGCACTGCAGATAGTGTTCGTTCAGATGAAACTGTTTTTGGATATGAAAATGGTGATTTATCTAAAAAGGTTGAGTTAAGAATTACAGGTGTATTATCAGAGTTAGTTCCAGACATTAATGTCAATCTTGTAAATGAGGGTGAAACACTTTTCGTTAAGAATGTTGGTGAAAAAATAGAAAACAATAATGCAGACTATAAAGAAATTTTTGCAAATTCATGGATTTACAATACTAGTTCAAGATTTCAAGTTGAAGGAACTGGTCCTTATACTCTAAAAACTGAAATTGATAGATCTTCTTTGAAAGTTGGTGATACGTTTGAAATATTAAAAAGAAATGAGCAAGTAGTAATAGGTAATTTTAATGTAAAAAGTGTTAATCTAACAACTAAACAAGTAGATATTGAAAATCAATCTCTGACAACACCTTTCCAATCAAATGAAAATTATGATATTCGTCGTGTAATAGAAAAGGCAAATAGCACTGGTGTTGCAATTGCTGTTGGAAATGAAACTCTTATTTCTGATGTTTTAAATGTTTATACTGACTCTAGTGTTGATGGATATGTAGCATCTAATTCTCTGCCAAGTTATGATGTAGATGTTGATATAGCAAAAGAATCTTTCACTGGTGCTAGTAATACAGCAAATTTTGATGGATTAAATCCACTCAATAATCTATATTCCTTCATTAAATTTACACCTACTTCTAATTCAAAAATAGATCTTATTCAAGGTGATGCTGTAGTTTACGAAGCTGTTGAAGAAGAAATAGTTGGTTTATCATCTGGAAGAGTATATTATGTTGACCCTCAACCAGAGCCTGCAGGTTCTCAAATTAATAGGATTGCTCTTTATAATTCTAGAAGTCAAATAGGTTCTGCAAGCACTGTTCAAGTTGGAATTGGTTCTACAACCACTGGTATTCATAATTTTATTTTACAAAGACATGCAAATCGCAAATTAGATGCAGATAAAATTCTAAGAAGGATACCTCTCTCCCAAAACTTATTTGTTTCATCAAATCACGATGAACCTGTAAATGATATTGGAATATTAATTGATGGTGTTCAAATTCACTCGCCAGTATCCGATGATAATATTTTCTTCGGACCTTTAGAGACAGTTGAAGTATTAAATGCAGGTGAGGGGTATGATGTTGTAAATCCACCAGTCATAACTGTGGAAGCAAGCACTGGAACTACTGCATTAGTTGAACCTATTATATCTGGTACTGTTGAAAAAGTATATGTCGATCCTCAAGAATTTGATATTCAAGCAGTAACCAATATATCTTTGACAGGTGGAAACGGTAATGGATGTTCATTAGAACCAGTTTTAGGTTCAAGATTTAGGGATATATCTTTTGATAGTAGAGATATATTCTTTAATGGTGGTATTGATAAAGACGATGAAACTATAACATTTAAGACACAACATAATCTAGAAAATGGTCAAAAAGTATTTTATCGAAATGAAGGGAATGCATCATTAGGTATAGGTAATGCATATGATGCCAGTAATACTATAACAGGCACTTTAGCAGATGGTGATCCATATTTTGTAAGAGTTGTAAATCCAACGACAGTTAGAATATTTAATACAAAGGTAGATGCATTAGCAGGTATTGCAGGTATTAACACAGTAGGTTTAGCAACAGATACTGCTGCAAGTGGTATTCATAAGTTTAGAACAGAAACTAAAAACACTCTTCTTAGTGTTAGAGTTTTAAATGGTGGTTCTGGATATCAATATAGAAAGTTAAGAGTTGATCCAGCAGGTATCTCCACATCATTCGATATAGTTAATTACAATAATCATGGATTTTCCGATGGAGATATCATAGAGTATTCACCTACTGTTGGATTAGGTTCTACAACTCCTAAAGCAATTCAAGGATTGACAACTACTTCATCATACTATGTGATGAAAGTTGACGATAATTCTTTCAAATTAGCAGATGCAGGTATAGGTGCAACTATAAGTAGCAATTTTACTAGAAAAAATTTCGTAGGATTGGGTTCAACAGGAACAGGATATCAGACATTTACTTATCCTGAAATAAAAGTAAATGTAGAAGTTTCTTATGGTTCTACAGTTACTGGTACTATAAACTTCACACCTGTGGTTAGAGGTTCATTTATAGGTGCTTATTTGTATGAGGGAGGAACTGAATATGGTTCAAGTATATTAAATCATCAAGTAAAACCAAATATATCAATTGAAAACGGAAAATCTGCAGAATTAAAAGCAATTATTTCTAATGGAAAAATTGAAGATGTTATTGTTGTAAATCAGGGTGAACAATACAATTCATTACCTGATATAACAATTACATCAACTGGTACAGGCACAGGTGCTGTTGTAAGACCTGTTATCAGTAATGGGGTTATTACAGACACAATCGTCATAAACTCTGGTATAGGTTATAGTAGTTTAACTACAGAAGTTCGTGCTGAACAGACTGGTAAGAATGGATTAATGGGTGCAAGGGTTAGATCACTTACAGTAAACACATCAGAGAGATTTGGTGATACTAATCTTACATCTAGAGAGAATTCATTGACATTTGGTATATTAGGATATTCACAATCAACCGCATCAAATCTTGAAAAAACTTTTGATATTAAGAATAATGGTGAATTTGATAAAATAAATGCACACTCACCTATCATAGGTTGGGCTTATGATGGAAATCCAATATATGGACCTTTTGGATATTCTGATCCTGATAATATAAACTCATCTCTAAAAATAATTGCATCATCATACAAGAAAGATATATCAAAAGTTGCTAATAGACCTGCTGGATTTGACGAAGGATTTTTTGTAGATGATTATGTTTATGATGGAACTGGTGATTTAGATATTCATAATGGACGTTTTTGTAAAACTCCTGAGTTTCCAAATGGAATATATGCTTACTTCAGTACAGTAGGTTTAGCAACAGGTGGATTTACAAATAATGGAGTATCACTAAGTAACAAATTAGTTGGAGTATACCCATATTTTATAGGTAATTCTTATAGATCACCAGTTATAAATGATAACTTAGTATTAACACATGATTTTAATTTCAATAATTCAAATTTAGTTAGAAACACTAAACCATATAATGTTGGAGAAGAGTTTGCTGACAACGATTTCATAGAAGAATCAAGTGAGTATATAAGACAGATATCAAATATTGAAGCAGTAACTAAAGGTGGAATTGATAATATAACAATTTTAGATGGTGGTACAGGATATAAAGTTGGAGATCTAACATCATTCAATCATGATGATACAAATGGATCTGGATTTAGTGCTGAAGTATCTGAAATAGTTGGTATTGGAGTATCTAAAATTGAAACTACTCTCACTAGATTTAATAATGTAGTATTCACATGGAATAGTAGTAAACAGGTTCAAGCAAATTATCTCCCATTTGTAGAACTTAATGATAAAGATTCAGTCTTTGTTTCTGGATTAAGCACATCCGTAACGAATTTGACAAATTCATTTAGTATTGGTGTAAGCACTGATACAGTATCACTAGGAAAATCAATGACTGTTGGTAATTCAAGTGGTTTAGTTCAAGATGTATTTGTTAATAAAATACCATCTA